TACAAGCCGGGGTTGTCAGCCACCGACTTCACGGCCCAACAGTCCAGAGGTGTGGCCAAGGTGCCGTACTGGCGCTCCAGCATTTCTTGCTGGTCGGGGGTGATACCCCAAGCGCGCCAGAAAGATACCCTGGCCTCCGGCGTGATTGGGGTGCTCTCCGCACGCAGGCCGCGGGCCATGTGCTCAAATCCAGAGCTCATGTCCCCGAACCCCTGTGCCTTTTCACACATAATCCCAACACGCTGGAAGGCGGCGTATGCGCTGCTGAAGACAGGTACGCCGTCAGCCAGCGCTGCGCCCGCCACCCCCACCTGGTAGAGCCACCTCCGGTACCCAGTGATGGGCCTGTCCATGGTAGGCTGTTTGCACAGCACATCCTTGCACAAACCCACTACTGGGCTGCGGCACATGACCCAACCCCGCCCCGTGAGCACCGGCCTGGTCTGGCAGAAATCAATCCTCTCGAAGACACTGGTGTGCCCCTCGGAGGTCAAGGTGAAGCCCATCTCCAGGAACCAGGCATCGAGACCTGCCGTGAAGCGGGCCAAGTCGCGTGATTCCATAATGACGGAGCAGTCATCCCCATTGTTCGCCAGCCGAATGCGTACCCCACAAGTGTTGGCCCAGGTCCAAACCAGGGCGCACATGATGAGGCAGTTGCCAAGCGCGGTGTTCATGTCCCCACTCATGCGGCAGCCAGATACAGTGTACCGGAAGCGTCCACCATCGCTAGTGGACACGTAGCCAGTGTTGTCCAGCTGCCACTTGAGGAGGGCGGCCAGCTCGGGGTCATTGTAGACCCGGTTGTACACGGAGTGCTCCCATTGTAGGGCCTCGCGTGACACGTGCTGGTCGAAGCGGCTGGCGTCCAGGGAGAGCGCGACAGGCTGGGTGAACTCCTGCCACATCTCCCGAAGACAAGATGCAGTGCTAACAGCGTTATAGCCCTTCATCACCGTGGGCCCCCCAAACAGATTTGCTATAGCTCTATATACCCTATGCTCCAGGGGCCGGATGAACCTGCCCACCAGAGCATTGTACCGCGGATTACGTGGCTGGATAATCCGCGGGGCCGGGTCTGGCTTGGCTGTGAAGTTCACTGCCTCTGCCTTGACGAATGACTGCAGGAAGCTGTCAGCTTTGGTGATCCCCCGGGCACGAAGGGAGCTGACGGCCCGCTGGTAGCGCAACAGTTTGGACCCCTGGTAGCTCTGGACAAACCTGTCCAGGGACCATGGGGTGCAGGGACCAATCACGTCCAACAAGCCAGCCCTAAATGGGCCAAGCCTACTGCGGAACACTCCCTCGACGGGCCGGGGGGGAGGGTGCAGCTCTCCATTCCTCTCCACTGCAAACACCCGCTCCCTAACGGCCCGCAAGGCATTGACCTGGGTATTATTGTGGACGCCCATGGCGAGTCCACTACTAACCCCCACCATCCGCAAAGTTTTGCGTACTTTAGAGAACCCGCCGGAGACCAGGACCGTGATGGCCTCAACAGGGCCAACTCGTGACACCTGTGTATTGACCCCTGGTACTACCTGCAGGCCCCCCTATGCGGTAAACCCCGGGATCTGCTTGAAGGTACCTGGGTAAAGCACCTCCAGCAGCCCAAATACGCCACGGGGCAATGTGGCACGGGCCACCCTCTCCACCCAGGAGCGTGCTGCCCAGTAGGGCCGCACACTCTCTTGGGCACGGACCACCATCTCTGGCTGCCTCATTAGGCGATCCAGCTCCAGCTCAGTTGCGTCCTTGAGGAAGCAAAGCTCGATGGCCAATGGCAGAACGCACCTTAGGTGGCGGTGGCGGGTGTTCCGCTTGGCCAGACGCTTGTAAAGGATGGTGCGGACCATCTCCCTGTTGGCCACTGTGCGCGTTGGGATGCCGAACTCCAGCTTGTACTCAGAGGCAATGCGGCAGGCCCACCGGGCGTACCCCTTGGACTCACCACCCATACCCCTAGTGTACTCTGGCGCCAGCTCCTCACTCGTCTCAGCGGACTCCAGGACGAGATCCTTGACATCATCCGCAATGTGCCCCCCGTCATAGGCATCCAGCAAAGAATTGCTGACTGCCACTTGAGCAGGTCGGGCTTGCAACAGGGCATACACCCCCGCAAGCCCAAGCACCCCCACCCCTGCTAGCACCTGGCTTGTAACCGTCATGCCGCCAATCCAACTGGGACGTTTCCAGTGGTATGCCGCAACGGGAGGATGTCAAACCTCACGGATGTCGG